ACCCCAAACCAGGCCGCTGTTGCTCTCGATGATGGTATATGTGGTCATTGTGGCGTTTCCTTTCGTGTAGTGTTTAGCGGCTGGCGTGTGGGAATGCGGCGATGCGGAACGCATCGTATGCGGCGACCTTGGCCGAGTGCAGCTCAGAGAAATAGCCTTGTGAGGCGGCGGCGGAATAGCGATCAACGCCGGCACGATCCAAAGCAGCTTGCCAATCGTTATCGGCTTGGATTGCGGCGTGATACAGCGGCGCGATGGTGTCTGTGGTCATGGTGTCGTGTCCCTTCGTTTAGATGATTGCGAGAATGGCAAGGCAGGCGAAAAGCGCCAGCATGGCGAGTGCATCCTTCATGGCTTAGGCTCCAGGTCGGTGAGGAATGCGGCGGTGAAGTGGCTGATGTTGTCATCAGTGCGGATGATGGCGATCCCATCGCTGATGCGCTCAATGGTGCCGGTGCGCTGGCGGCTGATGATACGCACGGCATCGCCAATGGTGTGTGTGGTGGTCATTTGCGTTTCCTTTCGTGTCGTGTGTGATGGGCCGGCTTGCGCCGGCCCCGGTGCTGTTAGCGGCTGATGTTGGTCACGCCGCCGCGCGGCCCAACTTGGACGTGAGCGGTGTCGCGGCAGAAGATGGACGCCAGCGTGTTTTCGTCGTTTGGCAGGCCAGCTTCGACGTACAGCGTGACATAGCTGTTGCCGTTGTAGCGGCTGATCTTGAGCGTCTTGATCTCTTTGCGATTGCCGGCGGTCTTGGCGATGATGCGCTCGGCAGCTTCGCGCTGCGCGGCGGTGAGATCATCCAGCGTCACGACCTTGGTCGCAGCGGCCATTTCGGCGAGGAGAGTGTCGAGGTCGGTCATGTGCGTTTCCTTTCGTTGCGTGGTTGATGATGAACACTAGTCGCAACACATTCGTTTGCATAATTACGAATTTGTAATGTTAGCCTGGATTGTCACGTTAGGCGGCGTTTTGGGCTGTGTAATCTAAAAAACTGCCTAGGCTTTTTGCGTGGGAATCCAAAGGGCTGGGAGAGAGTTAGGCTATTTAGGTAGTGTTGATGTTATCAATTTAAAAAAAAAATAAGTGTATTATATAGCTAATACGCTGTGACGCTGGCGCGAATGGTGGCGCCACGCCCCACGCCGTTCTGACCTGAACTGAAATTGCCATGACAATTTGACAATTTGACCTAGAAACCGCCCAAAACCGCCCAGATTGTCAGATTGTCACGCAATCCTGTTCATGTTGGGCCAACCAAAAAACAAAACCTAAACCGCCAAGGTCAACAATGACCGCGCAAGCTGGCGCGCCAGGCGATTGGATTGTCGGCGCCCAAACCGCCCAGCCGGGGAAAATGACCGCGCTGATTTGCTGCGACATATAGCCGCAGGCTGTGTCTGGAGCTTGCACCCCCACCCCCCAGGGGCCGGCGCGCCGGTGACTGTCACGGGCACCCTCCGCAAACAATTTTTTATTTTTTATTTTTACGCAACACAGTTTAGTGCAGCCTTGCCCGCGCACCCCGCGTCATCTATTATGGCACCATGACCTTCTATTCCCTGCCGTTCGCACCCGAACGCCCAGAAGCCACCGAGGCGCGCTTGGAGGCGATCTACGAAGCCGCGCGCTATGGCCTGAAAGGCGACAGCCTGGCGTTGGCCGCCGGGCTGACGCCAAAGCAGTTCCGGCGCCTGTCTGAGTTTGACCCGCTGGTCGAGGTCGCTGAGATGAAGGGCCGCGCTGACGGCGAACTGTCCGCCGCCAAGACAATGTATCACGCCGCCGCCAACGGCGACGCCAGGGCTGCGCTCGACATCCTCAAGCACCAGCACGGCTGGGTTGCCAAGCAGCAGATCGACGTGAACATCGACCAGCAGATCAGCATCACCGGCGCACTAGAGCGAGCGCAGACGCGCGTTATCGAAGGCCTGTACACCGAACTGACGCCGTTAAAGGACGACACCCACTATGCAGCAGCCAATCTACTCAGCAGCCGAGGAAATGGAATTGATGAGTCGGCTGTGGTCGCCGACGATCAAGGATGACCCGCTGGCGTTCGTGCTGCTGACTTACCCGTGGGGTGAGCCTGGTACGCCGCTGGAACACTTCAAAGGGCCGCGCAAATGGCAGCGCGACGTGCTGGGCACCCTGCGTGACCACATCAAGGACAACCAAGGCAAGGTGGACTACGACACCTTCCGCAAGGCGGTGGCGTCAGGCCGCGGTATCGGCAAGTCGGCGCTGGTCAGTTGGCTGGTGCATTGGATGCTGTCCACGCGCATCGGCAGCACGACCATCGTGTCGGCTAACTCCGAGGCGCAGCTACGCAGCGTCACATGGGCCGAGATCACCAAGTGGCTGGCGATGGCGCTGAACAGCCACTGGTTTGAGATCGCCGCCACACGCATCATGCCGGCCAAGTGGATCACGGAACTGGTCGAGCGCGACCTCAAGAAAGGCACGCGCTACTGGGCCGTCGAGGGCCGGCTGTGGTCGGAGGAGAACCCGGACGCCTACGCCGGGGTTCACAACTGGGACGGCGTGATGCTGATCTTTGACGAGGCCAGCGGTATCCCCGACAGCATCTGGTCGGTCAGCGACGGCTTCTTCACGGAAAACACGCCGCACCGCTTTCACGTCGCGTTCTCCAACCCGCGACGCAACACCGGCTACTTCTACGAGACGTTCAACAGCAAGCGCAGCTTCTGGCGCACAAGCAACATCGACGCGCGTGATGTCGAGGGAACCGACAAGAACCTGTACCAGCGCATCATCGACGAGTACGGCGCGGACAGCTACCAGGCCAACGTCGAAGTGTACGGTCAGTTCCCATCCGAAGGCGACGACCAGTTCATCCCGGTCAATCTGGTGGACGACGCCATGAAGCGGCCCAAGCACAAGGACGAGACGGCGCCGATCACCATCGGCGTCGATCCGGCGCGGTTCGGCAGCGACGCCACCGTCATCGCGGTGCGGCAGGGACGCGACCTGATCGACATTAAGCGGCTGCGCGGCGCCGACACGATGGAAGTGGTCGGGCACGTCATCGAGGCTATAGAGGAGTACAAGCCTGCGCTGACCGTCGTCGATGAGGGCGGCCTGGGTGCAGGCGTGGTGGATCGGCTGAAAGAGCAGCGGTACAAGGTGCGCGGCGTCAACTTCGGCAACAAGGCGCAGAAGCAACTGATGTACGGCAACAAGCGGGCCGAGATGTGGGGTGCGATGCGCGACTGGCTCAAGACAGCCAGCGTGCCAAACGACCGCTTCCTGAAGTCTGACCTGATCGGGCCAAAGACGAAGCCGGACAGCAAGGGGACGCTGTTCCTTGAGTCGAAGAAGGACATGAAGGCCCGCGGGCTGGCGTCACCCGACGCTGCGGACGCCATCGCGGTGACGTTCGCGTTCCCGGTGGCGCACCGCGAAGGGCGCGTTGACAAGAAACGCGGAGGTGGGTATTCTCCCGCCGGTGTAGCTACAAGCTGGATGGGGTCGTAGCGTGGCCGACAAGAAGAAGTCTGTTTCGTTGGCCGTAGGGCGTGGGGAAAAGCTCCCCGCGTCCAAGGGTGCGGGACTGACGGCCAAGGGCCGCGAGAAGTACAACCGGGAAACCGGGTCAAACCTGAAGCCGCCGGCGCCCAATCCCAAGACAAAGGCGGATGCAGGGCGTAAGGCGTCGTTTTGTGCGCGTATGGGCGCGGTAGCAGCTAAGGCTAAGGACGGCGAACGCGCCAAAGCCAGCCTCAAACGGTGGAAATGCTCATGAAGACGTGTTTTCGCTGCAAAGAAACACGGCCTACAACCGAGTTTTTTAAGCACAACCAAACGCAAGATGGTTACCATAGCTGGTGCAAACCCTGCTGCAATTTAGGAAATGCAAAATCACGGGCTAAAATTAACACCACGATTGAAGGACGCGCTAAAATCTTTTTGCAAAATGCGCGAAAAAGCGCTGCAAAACGCGAGCAACCATTTTGTTTAACTGTAAGCGATATTGTTGATTGCTGGCGCTCTCAAAACGCTGTTTGCGCTTATAGCGGGCGCGACATGACGCTTGAAGCAGGGTGCCTTAACACTG